AGTACACCAAGAAGCGTGGCGATCTAAAAGGTGCCGGTAGCTTCGAGAATGTACCTGGTGCTAAGACCAAGGGTTATACAAATCGTCAAACTAGTTATGAAAAGGCTCACGGTAAAGAAGGTCAAACAACCGATGGTAAAATGGGGGTTGACACCAAGAGTCTAGTTGGCGGCAAAGTACGTTAATTCTAAGTAAACTACAATGACCTTATACTTAAAAGAAAATCTTACCTTTGATCATGCTCGCATCCAAGTTTTAACTGAGGATGATGGCACAGGAAAAGGTAAGAATCTTTTCATGAAAGGGGTATTCATCGAAGGCGGCGTGCGTAATGCCAACGAACGTGTATACCCTGTAAATGAAATTGAAAAGGCCGTTTCTACGATTAATGAACAAATTAAAGGTGGAAATAGTGTACTAGGCGAAGTAGATCATCCAGACGATTTAAAGATTAATTTAGATCGTGTCAGTCATATGATCACAGAAATGTGGATGGATGGGCCGGCCGGTCATGGTAAGTTAAAGATTTTACCAACTCCAATGGGACAGCTAGTGAAAACTATGCTAGAAAGTGGAGTCAAGTTAGGTGTGTCCAGTCGTGGAAGTGGTAATGTCAACGAAAGTAATGGACACGTCAGTGACTTTGAGATTGTCACAGTAGATGTTGTTGCACAACCCAGTGCTCCTCATGCTTATCCAACTCCGATTTATGAAGGTTTGATGAACATGCGGCACGGGCATCGAGTTCTAGAAATAGCTGATGAAGCTAGGGAAAATCAAAGAGTGCAAAAGTATCTAAAAGAGCAGATGGTTCGCTTGATTAGAGACTTAAAATTATAAAAAGGGGAATCCAATGTTTGATGCTATCAAGCCATTATTAGATAGCGGCATTATTAACGAGGAAACTCGTAATGCTATTAACGAAGCTTGGGAAGCCAAGTTAGTTGAAGCACGTGAGCAAGTTCGTGCAGAATTGCGTGAAGAATTTGCCGGCCGTTATGAGCATGACAAAAAGGTAATGGTTGAAGCTTTAGACAAGATGGTGACTGAGAGTCTTACTGCCGAACTTCAAGAGTTTGCCGGTGAGAAAAAGGCTATCACTGAAGATCGTGTGAAGTTTCAACAACACATGATGGAAAGTGCCGGTCGCTTTGACAGTTTCTTGGTTAAGAAATTAGCCGAAGAAATTCAAGAGCTACGCAAAGATCGTAAGCAACAAACCGAAAATGTTCAACGTCTAGAACAATTTGTAATCTCAGCTCTGGCTGAAGAAATCAAAGAGTTCTCACAGGACAAACAAGCAGTAGTTGAAACTAAAGTTCGTTTAATTGCTAACGCCAAAGAAAAGCTTGCCGAACTACAAAATCGTTTTGTCAAGCGTAGTGCAGCTCTTGTACAAGAAGCAGTTACATCGAATCTAAAGACTGAACTAACACAATTGAAAGAAGACATCCAAGTTGCTCGTGAGAACATGTTTGGACGTCGAATTTTCGAAGCTTTTGCCAGCGAGTTTGGAGTCACTCATCTCAATGAGAACAAAGAAATTCGTAAGCTACAAGCTAAGATCCAAGAGCAATCACAAGCGATTGAACGAGCTCAACAGATCGTCGAAAGTAAAGAGAAAATTGTTGAGTCTAAGGATCGTGAACTTAGAATCATCAAGGAATCGGCACAGCGTCGTGAAATGATGTCTGAGATGCTGAAACCACTGAATCGTGAGAAGGCCACTGTTATGCAGCAACTTCTCGAAAATGTCCAGACTGACAAACTACAGTCGGCATTTGAAAAGTATCTTCCTGCTGTCTTAAACAATTCGGTTATTAAGGAAAGCCCTAAAGCTGTTCTTAAAGAATCGCGTGTAGAAGTCACAGGGGATAAATCTGCTAAAACGACAGCCAGCGAATCTGACACTAATGTCATTGAGTTGAAGCGTTTAGCAGGGCTAAAATAAAAATAGTTTAACCTTAAAGGAAAGAAAGAAATGACTAAAGAACTATTAGAAAGCCGTTGGGGCGAAACTAAAGATGCCCTGTTAGAAGGACTACAAGGTTCTCGCCGCACCTCCATGGCTGTTGTACTAGAAAATACACGTAAGTACCTAGCAGAGAATGCAACCGCTGGCGCTACACAGGCTGCCAACGTTGCCTCGCTAAACCGTGTAATTCTACCAGTAATTCGTCGTGTAATGCCGACAGTTATTGCTAACGAAATCATTGGTGTTCAGCCAATGACCGGTCCAGTTGCTCAAATCCATACTCTACGTGTTCGTTATGCTGAAAGCATGACTGACAGTTCGGGTTTTGCAACTAGCACCACTGCTGGCGATGAGGCTCTAAGCCCATTCAAGATTGCTGTTGCTTATTCGGGCGACAATGCCACTGGCCGCGGTGCCGGTACCGCAGCTCTTGAAGGTGTACCAGGTCGTAAGATCAACGTACAAATCGTCAAGCAAGTTGTTGAAGCTAAGACACGTAAGATGAGTGCTCGTTGGACGTTCGAAGCTGCACAAGACGCACAAAGTATGCATGGTATCGACGTAGAAGCCGAAATCATGGCTGCTCTAGCTCAAGAGATTACCGTAGAAATCGACCAGGAAATTCTTGGTTCGCTACGTGCTCTAGCTGCTCAAGAGTTCACCTACAATCAAGCTGCCGTTTCCGGTACAGCTACATTCGTTGGTGACGAGCACGCTGCTCTAGCAGTTCTAATTAATCGTGCTGCTAACTTGATCGCTCAGCGTACACGTCGTGGTGCTGCTAACTGGGCCGTTGTAAGCCCAGCTGCTCTAACAGTACTACAGAGCGCCACAACCAGTGCTTTCGCTCGTACTACCGAAGGTACTTTCGAAGCTCCAACAAACACCAAGTTCGTTGGTACACTAAACGGTGCTATGCGTGTTTATGTTGACAGCTATGCTAGCGATAGCACACCTGTTCTAGTTGGTTATAAGGGTTCGAGCGAAGCTGATGCTGCTGCGTTCTACTGCCCATATATTCCTCTAATGAGCAGTGGCGTTGTTCTAGATCCAGCTACTTTCGAACCAGTAGTTGGCTTTATGACACGTTATGGCTACATTGAGCTTACAAATACCGCATCGTCGCTAGGTAACGCCGGTGACTATGTTTCGGAAATTGGTGTAAGCAACCTATCGTTCCAATAATCTTCTTATTCGGGAT